GTACGGGACGACCTCTACTGAAGTTAAAGAAGAAGAAGAAGAAAGTATAGAAGAATTATTTTCTTCTGTCTCTCTTAGTAAAGGGACTTTTGAAAATATAAAGAGTAGAAAAATTTCTAAAGCAACTTGTAAGCTTTTTGGTGTCACTCTCAAGATACAAGAAGAGGGTGGTCAGGAGATAAACCACTACTACCCTTACTATGACCGTAATGGATCTCACGTTGCCAACAAAGTAAGGGGAAGGGGAAAGTCCTTCCTCTGGGAAGGGAGCGGGAAAGATGCTCTCCTCTTTGGACAGCAGGTCTTTGGTTCTTCCAGTGCCAAGGCTGTCACCCTGGTGGAAGGGGAACTGGATGCCCTCTCCTGCTACCAGCTACTGGGATCACGCTACCCTGTTGTCTCTGTCAAGAACGGAGTAGGCAATGCTCTCAAAGATTGTAAAAATAACTACAACTTCCTTAATTCTTTCAAAGAAATTGTCATCTGCTTTGACCGTGATGAAAGCGGAACCACTGGGGCCACCCAGGTATCTAAACTTTTCCCCAACAAGAGCAAGGTTGTTACCTTGGAAGACGGGAAGGACCCTTCAGACTACCTGAAAGAAAACCGTTCCGCTGACTTTACACGCAGGTGGTTTGCCGCTGAGAGGTATACCCCTGCCAACATAGTAAGAGGGGAGGACCTCTTGGACAGACTACAGAATCAACCCACTCCGGAAAGTCTGACCCTCCCCTGGGTGGGACTACAGGACCTGACCTACGGTATCCGTAAGGGAGAGATGTGGACCTTTACCTCTGGCTCTGGCATGGGGAAGACACAGGTACTCAGGGAACTAAGCTACCACATACAACAGCACACTGAGGATAACATAGGGCTTCTCTTCCTGGAGGACCCACTAGAGGACGCCGCCAGAGGAATGATGAGCCTCTCCGCTGGGAAGCCTCTCCACCTACCCACCACAGAATTTACACAGAATGAATGGGACGATTCTTTTATGGATACCCTGGGCACAGGCAGGTATGTGTTCTTTGATTCCTTTGGCTCCAATGACATAGACACCATTATAGATACCATCAAGTACATGCGCTATGCTTGTGATTGCAGGTACATTCTCCTGGACCACATATCTATACTGGTCAGTGACCAGAGTGTAGGGGATGAGCGTAAGGCACTGGATGAGATAGCCACCAAGCTCAAGACCCTGACCATTGAATTGGATATCTGGTTGGGCATGGTCTCTCATTCCAAGAGACCCACTGGTAAGCCTCACGAGGAAGGTGGACAGACTTCCCTCTCTGAACTGAGAGGAACCGCTGGCATAGGACAGCTCTCCAACATGGTCATGGGCCTTGAACGTAACGGGCAAGACCCTGACCTGTATCTGAGGAACGTCACCCTTATCCGAGTACTCAAGAACCGTTTCTCTGGTCTCACCGGACCCGCTTGCTACCTGCACTATGACAGGAAGACGGGACGCTTATCACAGATAGACGATCCTTCCAAGGAGGAGGAGGAGGAGCAGGAGCAGGAAGAAGGTGGGTCAGGGGCAGACGCAGAAGATTTTGAAAAGGTGGTGTAAGAATGAAAAGATTATTCTTAGACATAGAAACAAATGGATTTAATCCAAACTGTATCTGGTGCGTAGGTACAAAAATGGTGGAGGATAATAAAGATGGTACAACAACTGAAACAAGTACCCTTTTCAGAGAGGCAGAGAAGGATAGCCTCAGAGATTGCATCGAGCAAGCGGAGAAAGTTATTGGCCATAATTCTATTCACTTTGATTTTCCTATACTTGATAACCTTTGGGGGATACATATTAACCCAGATCAAATGGTAGACACCATGGTCCTCTCTCAATTGGCAAACCCAGTCAGAGAAGGTGGCCACTCCCTGGAGGCATGGGGAAACAGGCTGGACTATCCCAAGATAGATTTCTCTTTTTCTCTTTTTTATAAAGGGTTCACAGAGAAGATGGGAGAGTACTGTATGCAAGATGTCAATCTTACTCATAAAGTATACAAAGATGTACTCAGTGAACTGGATAAGTTCAGCGGGAAGTCTATTAAAATGGAGCACCAGGTAAGAATGATCTTGTCTGAACAGGAGAGGAACGGGTTTGCCCTGGATGAAGAGAAAGCAGTGATCCTGGTATCAGAGTTAACAGATGAACTCACAAGCATCAGGGACCAGATGCAAGAGATTTTCCCTCCCAAGGAGATACAACTGAAGACCAAGGTAAAGTACGAGGACTTTAACCCTGGGAGCAGGAAGCAGATAGCCGAACGCCTGGAGGAGAAAGGGTGGGTACCAAAGAAGAGGACAGAGCTTGGCACAGTGGTGGTGGACGAGAGTGTTCTATCAGGGATAGACATGCCAGAGGCCAAGTTGGTGGGAAGATACATGATGCTCCAGAAAAGAATAGCTCAGATTAATTCCTGGGTAGGTGCCATCAACCCTGTGACAGGGAGAGTACACGGGAAAGTATTTACCCTGAAGACCATCACTGGAAGGATGGCCCACGCCTCTCCTAATATGGCCCAGGTACCAGCGGTATACTCACCCTACGGGAAGGAATGCAGAGAACTATGGGTACCAGGTAACTCCAAGAAACAAAAACTGGTGGGGGTAGATGCTTCTTCAATAGAACTCAGGATGCTGTGTCACTATATGAATGACCCAGAGTACACAGAGATAGTGGTATCAGGTGACATACATACAGCTAACCAGGAGAGAGCAGGTCTAACCTCCAGAGATCAGGCCAAGACATTTATCTATGCTTTCCTATACGGTGCAGGTGCCGCCAAGATAGGAAGTATTGTAGGAGGTTCTGCCAAAGATGGGCAGGAACTTATAGATAATTTTTTAGAAGCTACCCCTGCACTGAACAGGGAAAGGCAAAGGATTACTCTCCTGGCAGAGAAAGACGGGCTGGTCCAGGGACTGGACGGTAGGTATCTCTGGATAAGGTCTCCTCACGCCGCTCTTAATACCCTCTTGCAAGGGGCCGCTGCCATAGTTATGAAAAGAGCACTGGTACTGTTTCACCAGGAGTTAAGAGACAGGGCAAAGTTTGTTGCCAATGTCCACGATGAATGGCAACTGGAGGTAAGGAAGGAGGACGATCCTCAGGCGGTGGGAGAGACAGGCATAGAGAGTATAAAAAAAGCAGGGTTGTATTATAAATTAAACTGCCCCCTGACAGGTACATATAGCATAGGTGATAACTGGGCAGAGACCCACTAGAACAGAAAGGACAAAGAAAATGACTAACAAAACTTCAAAATTAGCCAGTAGTTATACTATACCTAATCTTTTAGGAGATACTTAAGATGGGCCGTTATATTAAAACAACAAAAAAACAGATTATCGAATGGGGAATGAACAATATCTACGAGGTAGGTTTTCCGGTAGATAATGCTGACATGGCTACTCGTTGTTGGCGGTGTGGGTATGAGCGTGCTACAGAAAGATGTCACGTTATTCCGCACTCCCTAGGTGGTGAAGACACCCCGTCTAACTATAGACTACTTTGCCCTGAGTGTCATGTAGAGGCACCTAATGTCAATGATCCTGATGCAATGGATAAGTGGATACGTTCAACTGGTGTAGGAACATACGACACTTTTTGGAAAATAAGAGAAGCACATGATTCTGTATGGAAAGATTCAACCTGTCATGCTGGAGAAAAACTTAATATTTCTACAAAAGAATGGATGGCAGAAAAACTCTTAGAAAGATTAAAGGATAACGGTATAAATCCAAATTGGTTAGGCGCAGAAAAAATAAAAGCCTGTCTTAAACGGTGAGCGGCATGGAGAAAAGGCAAAATGCAATAGCATATTATAGAACCAGCAGTGCCACGAATGTAGGTGATGACAAGGATTCCCAACACCGTCAGCGCCGTGCAGTCAGAGCATATGCCAAGGAAAACAATATTAGATTGGTGGGAGAGTTTTATGATGCTTGCGTGAGTGGTGAGATGCCCTTGGTAGAGCGTGAATCTTGGGCAGGGATGTCAGAAATTATGGAAGAAGAAGAAATAAGTATGGTGCTGGTGGAGAGCGCAGATCGGCTGGCAAGATCACTGGTAGTGCAGGAACTATCAGTGCTGATGATGCAGGAGCTTGGGATCACTATTATGACAAGTGCAGGACAGAACATCACTGATGATATTGATCCCGCAAAAGTGGCAATGAGACAGATGGCAGGGGTATTTTCCCAATATGAAAAACAAAGAATTATACTTAAATTGAGAACGGCAAGAGAACAAATCAGAATGAGAGAAGGCAGATGTGAAGGTAGGAGAGGGTACAAATTTACTGATCATGATCTGATTAAGTTGGCCAAGGGAATGAGAAGGAAAAGGAAGAACAGGAGCTACAGGGATATTGCTGATCAACTGTTTAGGCTGGGCTACAAGACCAGCACAGGTAAGAAGTTTGGCGCAGATCAAGTTCAGAAATTGTGCAGGTACAGACTGATGGAAGGTAAGACAGCATGACCATTGTCTCCCTCTACCTTGCTACAGAATGAAGGCTTTGAACCCTTTGTTCTTTTTGTATTAACCAAACCAAAGGAAGAGGAGGAACACTAACATGGGAGAAACAGAAATCTTATCAGAGAAATGCAGAGTTAATAGAAAAGAGATACTAAAAAAAAATGTAGCTGATCTTCAAGAACAGTTACAGAAATCTTATCAGAGAAATGCAGAGTTAATAGAACAGAACAATTCATTACTACACGAGAGGGATACCCTGATACACCAGCATTTAAACGAAGAGCAAGTGACAAGATCAGAAATTAAAAATAAAAAATGCTTGACAACCTATGTTGAAGATGCTATGAACTGTAATATTAAAACATTCCAGACAATTCTGGGTAAACTAAAAGGAGTATAGAACTTATGCCAATTGTACAAGGTACAGCTTACTGGGCAAAACTTGATCCCAATTCACCAGCACAGAAATACCAGACCACTTCTAAGGAGGATACCGAATGGTGTCTTGATCTTGGACTTTCTTCCAAGGCTGTTAAGATGATCCAGGGCATGAACCCTTCTGCCTCTGTCAAGGACGGGAAGAAGAAGAACCATGCCAGTGGTGGCCCGTTCTTCAAGTTCAAGAAGAATGCCTACACCAGGGAAGGGAAGCCACTCCCTGCACCCAGGGTGGTGGATGCACAGAAGAATGATATCTCCGGTACTACCATAGGGAACGGGAGCACGGTCAATGTACTCTTCCGTTCCAAGGAAATGGAACAGGGACAGTGGACAGGTAAGAGTGTATTCTACCTAGACGCAGTCCAGGTTCTTGAGTTGGTTCCTTACGATGGGCCAAAGAATGAAGACTTCTCTGAAGTTGACGGCGGGTACCAAGGGGAGGAAAATTTCTCCAGAGAGACCACAGAAGATAAAGGTCTATAGGAGAATACTTGATGAGTAGTAAGATTAGCACTCTACTGGAAGACATTGCGTCCCGTTTAGAGGAAAGGAAAGAGCCAGAACAGGCTAATCTTACTCTCTTTCTAGAAGAGATAAAGGAGGTGATGCAAAACTTTTTTACAGAAGATTCTAACCACGACAGCACAGGGAAGCTTAGGCTTTCATCAGTGGGAAGAGAGGACAGGAAGCTTTGGTATGGTTTCCAGGGGTATGAGAAAGAGAAGCTGACCAGGGATCTAAAGATCAGGTTTTGTTTTGGTCACATACTGGAAGCTTTTGTCCTCCT